TCAGCTTGTGTAAGTGGAGGTAATACCTCTACGTTGTAAGCTTTGATAGTTGTAGATTCCATAGTGTCTTGACCATTACGTGTAATCTTTTTAAAGATTTGACACTCAGCAGCCTTGATGTTTTCAAAGATAATATTAGGAATGTGCCAGCCTTCATCGTTATTGAAAGGTACGTACTTACGTACAGACTTACCCCGGTTAGCTGTGCTATTACCGAATGTAAAGATTTCACCATTAGCGTCTAACTTCAGTGGATCGTTAGGTCTAACGATTACTCTGATTAGTTTCATGGCATCTTGCTCACGAAGTCCTTCTAGTTCTACGCCGTTGATTTTAAAATCTTCTAGCATGTCAGGAGTAATTTCTGTGACTCCGTTGTCTTGTACTGCTGCTTCCATAATGTTATCCTCATTATTACTTGTTAAATTGTTTAAAGCTTCCTCAAGCTTTAATCTGTTTGAATTAAAGTGCATCTTAATACCGTGTTCGGCTAGCTTATCGCTTATCTGTTTAGATGTCATTTCGTTCATGTTCATAGTTTCCTCCCGGGAAATTAGTGAGGCAGCCCGCCCGCACTTGCGTGCTAACGGGCTACCAAAGGTTTAAAGCTTACGCTTTAGTCCAGATGATACCTAAACGTTCAGGGCGTAATGCCATGAAGCCGTAGTACCATTTGATAGAGTAGAAACCTTTCTCACCGTACGGATCGTTAAGGTCTGCAATATCTTTACCTGGCTTCTTGTGTGTAGTAGTGAACTTCACAGTCTTACCATCAGTTTGGAAACCGATAGTAGTGAAAGCACCATCACCTACAACAAGCATAGGGTAGATGTCAGCACTAGAAGCGCCTGCACCTGCATCATACTGCATCTCAGGAACAACAACGATACGGAACTGATCTACAGCACCAATCTCACCGTTAAGGATGTTAGCAGCATCAGCATACTTCTCTACAGAAGTAAAACCAGAACCTACACCTGAACCAGAAATGTCAGTCATCTTACGAACTAGAGGAATCAAGTCAGGACCAATGTACATTACACGGCCACCGTTAACAGTACGAGTATCAGTCATACGTGAACCAGTGATTACTTTAGTTTGCTTAGGACACTTAGCGTTATCTAAAGCGATAGATAATTGCATAAGGTCTTCATAGTCAGCTGTACCACTTACAGTTGCTTTAGAAGTTGCTGAACCAGGATACTTAACAGTACCTGAACCAGAAGCAGAGTTAAGTAAGTCTACTTGTAACGCAGCTTCAGTAAGCTCAGTCGCACCTTGTACCATTTCAGTAGTGATGTGTGACATCAACTCTGAATCACTGTCAAAGTCTAAAGACTCTTGAGTGTACTCAGTGAAGAAACCTTGCTTAACGATTGAACCAGTGATTTGATCACGAGTAAAACCAACACGGTTAACACGGCCACCATTCTCAGTTAATGCAGGAAGCTTGTGAGAAATCGTACCGATATCTGTAGCTGAACCGTAAAGGTTACCTGTATTCTGTGAAGTGAAACCACCAGAACCAGCAGCTGTAGATGCAGCTGCTGCAGTAGCGTATGAAGAACCTTGTAAAACACCAGCAGCATTCCACGCAGAGAACTTAGAGTTATCTAATGTAGAACCAGCAGCGTCAATACCTTGGTCATTAACGTTTAAATTGTCTAGCAAAGGACGGTAAACGTCTTGTTTGATAGTCTTACCATGATGCTTAGGCATAGCCTGAACATCTGCTAAAGGCATGAAGTACTGCTTATCGCGTACTGCAATTAGCGCCTTTTTGTTATAAAAATCGGTACGTGCCTGTGCACCGATTGTCGAGTTGGAACCATTTCCATATACTTGAGCCATTATATTCTCCTATAAAGCTTCTTTAAAATTAGACAGCAGCCATTTTCATAAACTCATCATCCGTCATCTTCAAGAAGTCTGGTTGAGAAGTCGCAGGTTTGCTACTTGTCTTTGTTGATGCCGCCGCTTTCCGTTTAGTGGAAAGCTTTGCATCGTTCTGTGCTTTAGTCTTACTTGATACATCTGACGTAGGTTGTGTAACTGCAGCCGATGGTGTACTAGTATCATTCAAAACACCAGTATTAGCTAAATATTGCGCAGCTTGTTTATAAGCAGTTATGTCAGACACTCCTTCTAGTCTACCTAGAGCTCGTTCTTTCGTAATTAACTTATTAATCTCAGCATACACACCATTCTGCATATGCTCATCAATAATACCGATAAACTGTGGATTATCCGAGATAATATTTTTACTCTCAGTATCCCACTGTGTACTCAATACATCAATAGTTTGTTTGAAAGTGGAACTATCTTTAATACTTTCAAGCGCTTCATCTAACTTGTACTCTTTGTCTGATACATGGTACTCATTCGGTGTGTATTGCACATCTTCATCAGTATCAATATCGAGAGGATCTATCCCACTGTCCTTAATTAGCTTGGAAATCGCTGCAGGGTTGTTCTTAGATAAGTCGATTAAGTTGTTTAACTTACTAGCATCTAGTAGGTTATTCTTCTCAAGCATCTTAACTATCTTCAGATTAGGTGCTAATGCAGCCATCTTCTTCTGATAGTTAGCTCCCATCTTCATTAAAGACATTACATCTTCAACTGTATCAACCCGCATCTCAGTGCCATTGGCTTTGAACGGTGAGAAAATCTTCTCATATGCTCCTTGGAAGTCTACGGTAGGTGTTTCCCGGGTATCCCCATCTGTGTCACTTACTTTGTCTTCTGTATCAAGAGACGCTGGCTCAGTACTTTTAGCTTCTGGTTCCTGCTCCGATTGAGTATCCTCAAAAGGTTGGCTGTCTTCAGCTACTATAGGTTCTGGCTCAGGTTGCTCCTGGGCGTTGTCTTGAGGCTCAGTTACCTGATCCTCTACATCTGCTTCAGAAGTTAGCTCTTCTGTTACTTCAGTATCTTGTGTAGGCTGCTCATCTTCTTGAGATGTGCTAGCCTCTAATTCTTGGTTGTCAAATTCGTCTTCAAGAGTGCTTAAGTCTTGGCTTAAGAATTCCTCATCTGTCATACCTAATGCGTTATCTAATGCCATTATAGTAGTCCCTCCGCAATGATTTCTTCTTTAGCTTGTTCATCTTCAGCATATGCTTGTTCTGCTTGGTTACCACGAGCTACAGCGCTATCTAGAAACTTAGCGAGTGAACCTATGCCATAGATCATTTTATCTATAACTACTTGTTGGTCTTCTGTGAGACTAGAACTCTTAGCCATAACTAGTCTAGCAGCTTCATCTTTAAAGTAGTAATCTGTAATTACTTTTTTAAATTCACGATTCTTCTCCAACTTAGCTATGCTATCTCTAATATCAATAAAACGCTTAGCTTCTGTCATACTATCATCTAGATGCCCTAACTGTTCCTCATTTGTCATACCTTTACCTCCCAGTAAGTATTATTATAATCCTGGATAAGTAGTATTAGCTTCTTGTGTCATACTATCTATCGCTTTATTATCTAAATTTGATAATCTATCAAACTCTTTCTTTTGCATTTCCTGTCCATGAGCTAAATTCATCTGTCCTTCTTTGTTAGCATCAGCAACACCAGACTCTTTATTTACAAAGTCTAAGTCATCTAGATCAGATTTACTATCCATACCTCTGGCTTTAGCTTGCTCTGTAACTGTCTTAGCTTGTTTAAGACCCACATCAACCTGATTCTCTTGAGCTTTAGCAGTCTCATTAGCAATCTGTGCCTGTAGTAACTGTAACTCTAACTGTGCTTTCTGTTGCTGCATAGGATCTGGTTGAGGTTGGTAGTCAGCTATCTTCTTAGCTAACTCAGGCATTTTACGTAACTTAGCAATATCTGATAATACCATCTGTGACATCTCAGGAGGCATATTGTTACCCATAGTCTGTAACATAAATGATAACTCTTGAGCTTTCTCTGTATCAGCCTCAGCTGTAGATATGTTCAATTTAATGTCGTAGTTTCCACCTAAGTCTTCACGGTTGATAGCTACAAACTCTTCATTAGTTACTCTGACAATCTCGTGGTCAGATAAGAACTCAGCATTCATAGAGATAATCTTACGACCTATCTGATTGATGCCATTAGCTAATCTACGTAGGATACCTAGCTCACGTTTAGATGTAGCATCTAGTGCTGATCTAATACCAGTAGCTGTTGTACCTAATGCTTGTCCTGTAATACCAGAACTAAATGCTTTAACACCAGTTAGAGACTCAGCTTCATTGTTCTGAAG